ATTAAAACGGAACTGCTGGAAACGCAGACCGTGGACTTCAGCGTGGGTGCCGAAGGGCTTCGCCATGTACCGGGCGATGTCATTGAAATCTGCGATGATGACTATGCCGGTATCAGCACCGGCGGGCGCGTGCTGGCGGTAAACAGCCAGACCCGGACGCTGACGCTCGACCGTGAAATCACGCTGCCATCCTCCGGCACCACGCTGATAAGCCTGGTTGACGGGCAGGGTAATCCGGTGAGCGTGGAGGTCCAGTCCGTCACCGACGGTGTGAAGGTGAAAGTGAGCCGTGTTCCTGACGGCGTTGCCGGATACAGCGTGTGGGGGCTGAAGCTGCCGACGCTGCGCCAGCGCCTGTTCCGCTGTGTGAGTATCCGTGAGAATGACGACGGTACGTATGCCATCACCGCCGTACAGCATGTACCGGCAAAAGAGGCCATCGTGGATAACGGGGCGCACTTTGACGGCGACCAGAGCGGCACGGTGAATGGTGTCACGCCGCCAGCGGTGCAGCACCTGACCGCCGAAGTTACCGCAGACAGCGGGGAATATCAGGTGCTGGCGCGCTGGGACACGCCGAAGGTGGTGAAGGGCGTGAGCTTTATGCTTCGCCTGACCGTGGCAGCGGATGACGGCAGTGAGCGGCTGGTCAGCACGGCCCGGACGACGGAAACCACATACCGCTTCACGCAACTGGCGCTGGGGCGGTACACGCTGACAGTCCGGGCAGTAAATGCGTGGGGGCAGCAGGGCGATCCGGCATCGGTATCGTTCCGGATTGCCGCACCGGCAGCGCCGTCTCGGATTGAGCTGACGCCGGGGTATTTTCAGATAACGGCGGTCCCGCGTCTTGCGGTGTATGACCCGACGGTACAGTTTGAATTCTGGTTCTCAGAAAAACGCATCACGAACACAGCACAGGTGGAAAAATCTGCCCGTTATCTGGGGACCGGCAGTCAGTGGACTGTCCAGGGGAGCCGGATTAAGCCGGGGACGGATTTCTGGTTTTACGTGCGCAGCGTCAACCTGGTGGGGAAATCTGCTTTTGTGGAAGCCAGCGGGCAGCCCAGCAATGATGGTGAAGGGTATCTGGAAATTTTCCGGGGGCTGATAGATGAGACGCTTCTGGGTCAGGCACTGAAAGAGCGCATTGATGCTTCAGCGCTGCGTACGGAGGTCACGCAACTGGAAGAAGATATCCGTCAGCGGATGGACACGGATATCGCAGAAGTGACCCGGAAAATCGGGAAGGCGGAAAACAGCCTCACGCAGCTGGTTGCGAAAAAGAATGAGGACCAGACACTGGCCATCGCGCAGGTGAGCCAGAAAGTGGACCGGGTGAGCAGTGAAATCTCACAGACTGTCAGCCAGGGGCAGTCAGAAAACGCCCGACAGATAGCACAGGTCCGCCAGTACGTGGATAAAAAAGGGAGTGAAATTACCTCGACCACGGATAAAAAGCTGGGTGACCAGGCCGTGACCATACAGCAAATCCAGCGGGTTCAGTCAGACACGCGCAATGAGCTGAATGCCATGTATATGCTGAAGGTGCAGAAAACAAAAAACGGTATTCCCTATGTGGCCGGGATTGGCGCGGGGATTGAGGATGTTGATGATCAGACCCTGAGTAACATTCTGCTGCAGGCCGATCGCATTGCGATGATTACCCCGGAGAACGGCAACACCACGCCGCTGTTTGTGGCGCAGGGGAATCAGCTGTTCATGAACGACGTGTTCCTGAAGCGACTGTTTGCGGTGAGCATCACGTCATCCGGCAATCCTCCGACGTTTTCCCTGACGCCGGATGGCAGGCTGACAGCCCGCAATGCGGATATCAGTGGAGCCATCACGGCGAATACCGGCACGCTCAATAATGTCACCATTAACGAGAACTGTGTCATCAGAGGGAAACTGTCTGCAAACCAGATTGAAGGCGATCTCGTTAAAACAGTGGGTAAGGCTTTCCCCCGTGACTCCCGTGCACCGAAGCGTTGGCCATCAGGAACCATTACCGTCAGGGTTTATGACGATCAGCCGTTTAACCGGCAGATTGTTATTCCGGCGGTGGCTTTCAGCGGTGCCAGACATGAGCGGGAGAACAGCGATACTTATTCGTCATGCCGCCTGATAGTGAAGAAAAACGGTGCTGAAATTTATAACCGTACCGCGCTGGATAATACGCTGGTTTACAGTGGTGTTATTGATATGCCTGCTGGTCGCGGTCACATGACGCTGGAGTTTTCTGTATCAGCATGGTGGGTAAATGGCTGGTATCCCACAGCAAGTATCAGCGATTTGCTGGTTGTTGTGATGAAGAAAGCCACTGCAGGCATCACGATTAGCTGAATTTTATAACCCCAATACGGGCGCCAGAAATGGTGCCTTTTTTATTGCAGAAAAGCGAGAGGTAATTATGCGTAAAGTTTGTGCAGTCATTTTGTCCGCAGCCATCTGTCTGTCCGTATCCGGTGCGCCTGCATGGGCGTCTGAACATCAGTCCACACTGAGCGCGGGGTATCTTCATGCCCGTACGAACGCTCCCGGCAGCGATAATCTGAACGGGATTAACGTGAAATACCGTTATGAGTTTACGGACGCGCTGGGGCTGATTACGTCCTTCAGTTATGCCAATGCTGAAGATGAGAAAAAAACGCACTACAGCGATACCCGCTGGCATGAGGATTCTGTGCGTAACCGCTGGTTCAGCGTGATGGCGGGGCCATCTGTGCGCGTGAATGAATGGTTCAGCGTGTATGTGATCGCTGGTGTGACTTACAGCCGTGTGTCGACTTTTTCCGGGGATTATCTCCGTGTAACTGACAGCAAGGGGAAAACGCACGATGTGCTGACCGGAAGTGATGACGATCGCCACAGCAACACGTCTCTGGCGTGGGGAGCTGGCGTGCAGTTTAACCCGACCGAATCCGTGGCCATTGACCTTGCTTATGAAGGTTCCGGCAGTGGTGACTGGCGCACTGACGGTTTCATCGTGGGTGTCGGTTATAAATTCTGATTAGCCAGGTAACACAGTGTTATGACAGCCCGCCGGTTCAGGCGGGCTTTTTTGTGGAGTGGATATGGCAGCAGTAAAAATCTCAGGTGTGCTGAAAGATGGTGCGGGAAAACCAATACAGAACTGCACTATTCAGTTGAAGGCAAAGCGTAACAGCACCACGGTACTGGTGAACACGGTGGCCTCTGAAAATCCGGATGAAGCCGGGCGTTACAGCATGGATGTTGAGTATGGCCAGTACAGCGTCATCCTGCTGGTTGAAGGTTTTCCGCCTTCACATGCCGGGACCATTACCGTCTATGAAGGTTCCAGACCAGGTACGCTGAATGATTTTCTCGGTGCCATGACGGAGGATGATGTTCGTCCGGAGGCACTGCGCCGTTTTGAGCTGATGGTGAATGAAGTGGCACGTCATGCCGGAGCGTCATCACAGAGTGCAGCGGCGGCAAAGAAATCCGAAACGGCAGCAGCCTCATCGAAGAATGCGGCGAAAACCTCAGAAACGAATGCAGCTAACAGCGCACAGGCGGCAGCGGCCTCGCAGACTGCATCGGCAAACTCCGCGACAGCAGCCAAAAAATCAGAAACCAACGCGAAAAATAGCGAGACAGCCACAAAGGCCAGCGAAAAAAACGCAAAATCCAGCCAGACGGCAGCGAAAACCAGTGAGACGAATGCCAAAGACAGTGAAGCCAACGCAAAGGTGAGCGAAACAGCGGCGGCGAACTCGGCGAAAGCATCGGCAGCAAGCCAGACGGCAGCAAAAGCAAGTGAAGATGCTGCCAGAGAATACGCAAACCAGACAGCAGAGCCGTACAGATATGTTTTACAGCCGCTGCCGGATGTGTGGATACCCTTTAATGATTCGCTGGATATGATTACGGGCTATTCTCCGGGTTATAAAAAAGTGAAGATTGGTGATAATGTGGTTCAGGTTGCCAGTGATAAACAGGTTAATTTCAGTCGCGCATCAACGGCAACATATATCAACAAATCTGGCGAACTGAAAACGGCGGAAATTAATGAGCCACGATTTGAGTGTGATGGCCTGCTTATTGAGGGGCAAAGAACGAACTTCTTCCCGAACAGTACAGACCCTTCGAAGTGGAATAAGTCAACTTCACTGGACGTTACAGAAACAGGCACAGATAGTTTCGGGTTTAATTATGGCCGGTTTGTCGTACAGGATTCGATTGTTGGTACAAGTAAAGCGCATACCATTATCGGACTGTATTCGAGTACCGGAGGGGTTGATACTTCAGGGGACGAAAAGTATGTAACTATATCCTGTCGGGTAAAAAGTGAAGTTGATAATATCGCCGTTCGTATTTTATTTGAACATTATGATGGGGAGGTAAGGACATCAATAGGAGCAGCAAGCCTGAACCTTACCACCCGCATAATTAGCAAGACAGGTCAGACAAGCCGTGTTACAGCAAGGTCTGTTAAGGATGATGCAACTGGCTGGATATTTTTTGAGGCTACATTAAAAGCAGATACAACAGAAAATACGGTTGGCGGTTTTGTCCAGTATTCTCCGGATACAGGGCAGATGGTTGCATCAGGGGATTATCTCGATGTAACCACTCCACAGATTGAGGCTGGTACAGGCGCATCATCTTTTATTGTTACGGGGACGGCACCGGTAACGCGGGCAAGCGATATGGTTACAGTTCCGATTAAGAATAATCTTTATAATCTTCCTTTTACGGTTCTTTGTGAGGTACATAAGAACTGGTATAAAACGCCAAATGCAGCGCCGCGTGTTTTTGACACATACCGGCATCAGGCAGATGCGGGGATCGTAATGGGGTTTGGTTCATCAGGTGGGTACGACGGTTTTCCGTATTGTGATATTGGTGGTTCAAACCGACGAATAAATGAAAATGCCGGGCTGAAAAAAATGCTTATTGGTATGCGGGTAAAGTCCGAACGGTCCACATGTGTAGTCAGTAACGGTAAGTTAAGCAGCGAAACTAAAACCAAATGGGAATATATCCGGAGTACAGCAACCATTCGCATTGGTGGACAAACTACAGCAGGATTACGCCATTTATTTGGGCATGTGAGGAATTTTCGTCTCTGGCATAAAGAGCTAACAGATGCGCAGCTTGGGGAGGTTGTGGAGTGAGAGATTTCACGTTGCGTTTCAGTGATAAAGCAGATTTCAGGGCATTTCTCAGGAAACTTAACTGGGAAGAGGACGAAGAGCTGCAGAATGCCGTTCTGGTTGATGAGATTGGTTTTACGTTCAGGGAGACAGATGTTCCTGATGACGGAGAACCAGAATACACGCGAAACGAAGGGTACTTTGTTAATATCCGTCTTCTTGACGATGGATTTGATGATTCCGTGTTCCGTGAGTGGGTGGTTACACCAGAGCGCCCGCTCAGGGAGTGGTTTTAAGGATAGCAGATGGATATCACGTCGATACTTCATGCGCTTTGTGCCGTAGCGGTGCAGGTACTGGCTGGTCTTTTTACCGGAAACTGGGCTTACGGGGCGATAGCCGGTTGTACGTTCTTCATTGCGCGTGAACACACCCAGGCAGAATATCGCTGGATTGAAATGTTCGGGCATGGCAAGCGTATGAATATGCCGTGGTGGGGCGTGCCTGCGAATCTGGCTGTTGGTTAATCGTGGGTGAAAAAGGTGAGCAGTATATGCAACGAAGGAGGAAACATCATTGCTGGCGGCATGGAAGGCATGCAGGGTGTTGCTGAACCGTGTTGATACATCAACTGCACCTGATATTGAGTGGCCGGAAGAACCAGACACAATGTAAGCGAAAAAGAAAAACCGCAGACACGACGTATGCAGGACGTGCTGCGGTTGGCTGGTGAACTTTCGATAGTGCGGGTATTGAATGATTTCCAGCCGTTACCGATTTTACGTGTTTATTAGTGAACAAACCACTCGTCAGCAGACTCCCAGGTATCTTTCAGAGTCTCCTGAACAAATGTTTTTGCAGAATCCTTATCTGCTGTGCGTGTAACAGAAAGCCCATCATTGCTGGTGGCTTTTACGATCACTTCTACATCGTCATAACGCTTACTGATGCGCCGAGTTAATTCTTCCTTTAACGCATCCACAGCACCGTTTGGCATTTTAGTCATTTTCTCTTTGGCTATGCAGATTTCAATACGCATAAAAATCCCTCTATACTGTGTTTGTATACAGTGTTATTTTTATCTGTATAAATAAACAGTGTCAAGAGGTCTTGTTTCTGCTCTTTTGGAGTTCTTCAAAACGATTATGTAAAGATTTCGGATACAGTTCGGTATATACCTGCCATAGCACGTTTAATGAACGATGCCCTGTAACTTGAGCGACTTCCTCAATACTAAAACCAGCCTCAAATAAGCGACTTGCCCCTTCTCTACGCAAATCATGGTATCGCAGATCTTTAATACCTAATTTGCTTCTTACCCTCTGAAATCCTGCGGTAACAGAAGTGCTGTTATATGGAAAAATGAATTCTGATTTTTTGGGTTGGCGCTGGACGATATCCCAGGCTTCCCCAAGCAAGGCAACTTTCATATGGTTACCTTCCTTTTTACGTGGATCTTTCCTATCTCTTACTAGTATAGATTTTTGTTCTTGGTCGAGATCTTCCCATCGTAACCGGCATACTTCTCCGATTCGCATACAGGACCACACAGAAAATTTGAGGATATCAACGAACGGAATTTTTGAGCATTTATGAGTAGATCGTTGTTGAAGGCCTTCAATGAGCATGTCCAGTTCATCAGATGCTGGTCTACGATTACGACGGTTTGATTTACCAATCAAACCGAGTTTAAGTAGATATGGACGAGCGCTTTTCGCCGGGTTTGATGTGTAATTGATTCCGTATACAGGTTTTGCCGCATCCAGAACACTGCCAAGATAACTAACATCGTGGCTGACTGTTGCTGGGCCTGCACCAGCGTTGTTTCTTAGCCTGCAATGTTCAATTACGTCATTTTCTGTCAGTTCAGATAGTTTGATCGCGGATATGTCACTATCCATAAGCAGTTCCAGCACATATCTTTTAGTACGGCCTGCTTTACCTCCGGCATTTGGGTCATTTAAATATTTGTGTAGTAAGTCACGGACTGTAAGTCCATCAACAGCATTTGATGATGGAATGCCATATAGATCTAATTCCATCACTTTCTGTGCGCCCCATGTTTTGGCATGAGCATGTTTAGGGAATGTTTTGCTTTCCCTGTAAGTGATAACACCTTTTTCTTTGATAATCACATTACAGCGATAGCGTGGTGTGCCATCGGATTTTAGTCGTTTCTCTATGTTATAGTACGCCAT